ATATTTATGTTCTTGATTTTTCGCATACTGTCTTCAGTAGCATCAGACATACCTTGTTCGTAGAAATACTTAGCAAACTTTTCAGGATTCATTGCAACTGCTAATGACCTATGATATCCAACGGAATCTTTCATTAATCCACTTTCGTCCAAAAACTTGCTTACAAAGCTTGATGGATTCATTTGTATTTTTTTCAATTCAGATGCATCTGCCGGAGTAAAAGAAAATGATTTGTCATTTACTTTGAACTCAAAACCTTTGAACTCTCCGTTAAATAACTCATTTGTTTTCTGTTCAAACCAACCACGCTTCCTTTCATTTTCTTCATTAATAGTCTTTGCTTGGTGCGTATATTGCTTATAAGCTTCAAACTCTTCTTTTTCCTCATTAGAAAGAGATGAACCAATTGACTCAATTGGCATCTTGTATTTTTCTTTTTGGTCATTAAAGAATTTTTTTGCTTCAGCAATAATTTTCTTTTTTGTTATTTTTATTTTTTTAATTGTAGACTCATCATCAATATCTTCATCATATCTATAATCATCCATCAATGTATCTATATCATCTTCATCAAGACCTTCTTGTGTAGAAGTTAAATATTCTTTTAACAATTGGTCTGAATCCATAGAATCAAAGTCCTTCTTTAATTTAAGGAAATCCTCAAATCCTCTTCCTGTTTCTTTCTTATATTTCATATAAGCTGAAACATCTTCAGGAAGTTCTTCTGCTTCTTTTCTTTCAGCCATTAACTCTTCAAAAGAATTAATCTGCTTATTATATCTTTTACCAATAAATGAAAGAACTTTTTCTTCACTCAATTCATCTTCAACTTGTTCAGGTTCAACTTGTTCTTGAACTTGCTCTTGCTGAGTTTCTTCTGTAGGTTTTATAGAAAAATCAACTTTGCCTCCTCCATTTAATTCAGCTTCATGTTTTTCTAATAAATTCTCTTCTACCTCTTGAACACTTTTTGGCTCAACTACATCTAACGATTTTACTTTAAATTCCATTTTGATTTGATTTTATTTATTACAAAATTATACATTTTTTTTTACAATTTATCGAGGTTCAAATTCAGCCAAGTCAAAACCATCAAGACTGTCCTCGTTTGACTCAAAGTTTAATGGAGGTAAGTTGTTTTTTCTTTGGTCTATTAACTTTGATTGCTGAGTATTTTGAATGCTTATTCTTTTATCTTTAGCCACTTCTTTTTCTTTTTCTCTTTGATTTGCACTACCAATCTCCATATCGTAAAGCTTTTGATTATACTGAAACTCTTCTGCCATCAACTGAGACTTCAACTGCGCTTGTTGTTGCATTTTTTGCATATCAAGTTGAGTTTCCATTTGCTTAATTTTCATTTTAGCATTTGTCTCCATCTCTATTTTCTGCATTGCTGTTTGCCCTGCTAGTTGTTGAGATTGCATTTGTTGCTGAGCAATCATTGCTTGCTGTTGCATCTTCATCTTTTCTTCTCTGTCATTCTTCTTAACTCGTTTCATCTTAAGCAATTGATTAGCAAGTTTCATATTTTTAATCTCTCTTATGTCTATAGCATCTTCAAGATTTATATCGCCTTTAGACAAAGCCATTTGTATATTGGCTTCAAGTTGAGCTCTTTGCTCTTCGTCAGGAGATATTTCAATAAAAATACCAAAATCGTATATGTACAAATCAGATATTTCATTTAAAATAGAAACATTATACTTACCAATTTTATTTACAAAGTCATCTTTAAAATCAGCATATTCTAATATGTCTGCAATTCTGTAAGTTAATGCTTCTGCTAATGTTCTATAAATAAACAAACCACCTTCAAGAATATGCCTTGTTGCTGTATTTGAGTTCAATGCTGCCAACTTCTGTACACCAACCAATGAATTAGGATCAGGCATTGAGCCATCTCTAGCTTCATTTAAGCCTGTTACAGCCCTTATCATATCCATATAATGATTATAGTTGGCTATAAGCATTTGCGTCTTGCTTGCGCCTGAGTTTGACGTAAGCTGAGTAATTGGCACCCTTGCATTATTAAACTCGCCATCTTGCGTATAACTTCTTCCTATAACACTACCTGTTTGGAAGTATAATCTTAATGCATCTTCAGGATTGTATGCTGCTCCTGTTCCCAAGTCAATCTCATTTAAACCATCAGCATCTATAAACACACCATCAGGGACAACACGAGCTATTACCTGTTGTAGTTTCAAATGGCTTATTTGAATCAAATCAGCAAATGGAATCATTCTACGAACTAACGACTCAATTGCACCTTTGTACATACGAGGAGCACAAGCTACATAGTTTGGTATTGCATGTTGAGTTGCTGACTTAGGTCTAACCATATTTTGAGACATCTCCCACTTTAATAAAATGTTAGAACCCATAACCATAATACCTTCATACCACACATCAATAGTTTTCTCTATCTTCTCGAAATTTCCTTCTTCCATCATCTCTGTTGGAGGATTAAACGTATCGTCTTTTTCAATTACACGAGAACCACCACTTTCAAGTATCTTTTTTTTGTAAACAACCTTCTTGGTTGTTTTGTAATTAAAATACATTAAAGTACAAGTATCCCTACTGAACAAACTGTTCTCATAAAATCTTGCTACGTTATAGTAGTCATACCAACCTTGACTTTGTTGTGATATTTGCTGAAGGTCATCTTTAGTTAAAGTTGGATCTATTTTTAAAAGCTCCGTCATTGGAAGAGTTTTAATCTCACCCCAATAAAAACAATCCTTAAAGTAAGGGTCTTCAGTATAACTATAAACAATATTAGCAGGATCTACATAAGATATTTTAACTCCTGCAC